TTTGCAGTTCCAATCGTTACCCGGGTAGTGTGCCCTCCAGAAGTCAGACGTTTGCGGAAGCACAAGGCCGTAATATTGCGTGTGAACCTCTCGCGGGTGTGGGCTTGTAGACGGTAGCCACTTGAGGTTGGGAAATAGGTCGGCGTCCTCGCTATACTTTTTGAAGTTGGCCGCCTGCCGCGCCCGGATAACCGCAGTATCAAATTCCGTTCTCAGCCATACCCTGTTATACTTTCCAACAACCGTCTTGGTATCTTGTTTAAACTGCTCAAAGGACTTTAATTTCCCCTTTTCGCCCAGCAGCCCACCCGCTATTTCATTTTGCTGCTTGTGAGTCTTAAAGGCGGAGAACACAGCGGCGCTACTCTTTAGCTCGTTTATGAAATTCTTATTTTCCTCTCCATACTCTATCCCGGAAAACCCTTCGTCAATTGCCTCTGCAATCTTATCAAATGTAGCCTGATAAAGATTTGGCTCAATGCCCCTTTTTAGGTTTACCTTTTTAGTGAAAATATTTTTAAGCGCCGACTCAATTATATCGTCTGAGATACCACTGAAAGAGCTTTTTTTGCCGGCTAACTCAATATAGTCAGCGGGCATAAGGTGCCCGTAGTAAAGCGACTCAACGGCGGCTGTTATTCTGCCCTCCCCTCCCGGAGGGCTTTTACGAAAAAATCTGTTACCCTTTTTGCAAGCGACTTGTCAGCCTCTTCCGAAGCTTTTTTCTTTGACGTCTTTTCCTCGGAGCCGTTGGGCTTAGGGTAGCCGTAAGTATCATAAAAATAAACATCCGGTATATCAACCACATTTACCATCTTAAGGTCTATGTCTGCGCGCTCCTTCAGGGATATACTTTCGCCCTTTTCCGGGAAGGAAAACCATCCCCCCTTAACCGGAAAGCCCCGCTTTTCAAGTAACGGAACGAAATACTCGTTTAGTATTCGCTGAACAAACCTCCGGTCAGACTTATGCTTGTTCTCCTGCACATTCATGTGCGTTTCCGACTGGCTGCGGGAGGAGCCATTTTGCGTTGTCATGGTCTGCCCAAGAATACCCACAAGGATTTCCTCGTTACAGGCATCACGGAGAAGTTTATACAGCTTGCCGTCTCCGGTTGTTTTTGAGTCAACTATTTCAAAGTCGGCCTCCTTCGGGAGGACGGCATAAGAAGCCGAGCCCGACGCCTCCATAGCCTTTTCAAGCAACACCCGTGTTGTGTCATCCTGGCTGTTGTAGGTTGCCTTACGGAAAGGCATCCCAAAAACCTCTGCAAACTGTGCCCAATCTCCAAACCCGCCACGTTTATAAATAGCGTAAGGGCAAGCCTTTAAAATAAGCCCTAAATCTTTATCGTTACCAATAAAAATAAAGCGGTCGTCATCGGCAAAGGGGTATCCGGATTCATCACTTTGCTCAAGAGCAACCATTTTTAAAGTTGGGCGAATATGCTTTTTGGGCACGGCCCATACCACTAACTTTTTTTCAGGGGTAAAGTCAACCTGTACAAGCGAACAGCCCCACCACTTTTTGCTCAAAATTTCTTTTAGCAGGAGCTCGAACTCCGATGTGTCAATAAGCTTATCAATCTCGGGTACGCTCTCACCATTTGCGTTTGCAAATACGATATCGGCATTTGTGATTGCTTCCTCTCTTTTTTCAATGGCATCTGCAAGAAAGTTATCCAAAAGAATATCCTCGTATAGATCGTATAGCTGAGTACGCCTCCCCCGCTCGGCCGAGGAGAGCGCGGTTCTCCAGTTCTTGATGTCAACGGAGGCCCTGTTTGCCGGCTTAATAACAAGGTTATTTACAACTATGGTTGTTTCCGGATTATTTGTTTTTTTAGCCATAACTTAAAAATGTTGTTCGCGTTTTGGATTACCCCCAAATTTTACACGTGTCTCGGCAGCGTTACCGCTTTCATCCTTTTTAATCGGGAGGTCAGTCGTTACCTGCCCGGTTTGTACTGACTCAAGCCACTTAATTGCCCGGTCATACCTTTGCTTTCGCATTTCGTACCCGGTGTTTACGTTTGAAAGGTTTATGAGATGAAATACTGCTATATCCTTTACAAATATTAGGAGCAGCTGATTTCTGTTTGCCGAAACAGTCGAAAATATTGTAGCAACATCAAACGCCGATAAGTAGCCCTTGGCCTCTGCCACGGCCCCGTCAATCGCTGCCTCCACTATAGTTGCGTCCTCGCGGGCAATTGCCGCTATTTGCTCATTTCTGAGGTGTGTTGCAAGGTCTTCCTTTGTTACCCACATATTAATATCTTTTATTATTTATTCTCCTCCCGCCGAACTTCATGGCGTCGGTATAGTCAAGAATTTTTTTGCCATTAATAATCCATATTGCGCCCTCCACAGCATCCGGCCCGTCAGCCGGGTACTTGAGCTGCGGCGAAAGAAGGATAAACTGATTTGCCAGCTCCGCGAAGTGAGGCGTTTCCTTTAGGTCTTCATTAAAGATTAGGCACCCTCTGCGATTGATCGGCTCTACATTTCCCTCTATACGTGAAAACTTATCAGGCTTTTCCCGGTCATCTGGTATAACGCCAATGTGCCCCTTCTCCTTTGCCTTCTCGGTAAACAGGGGCATAAATACCTGCTCATAAAATGGATTTTGTAAGCCGTTATTTTCTATGTAATTGTAAACTTGAGTGCGCTCCCCCACATAGTCCCTCAAATCGTAGTACCACTCCACAAAGTCCGGATTAAGAACGTGCTCCAGAAAACCGTTAATGACGTAATAAACTCCATCCAGTAATCCAACGAGCCAAACCGTTTTAAACGACCCTTTCGCGTTTTTACTGTTAGATGGCGCCGGGTCTCCATACGCCACGAGAAACTTAAACTTATTTAGCTGTGGAATCTTCCCCCAGCTTAGCTGCTTGAACACGGTTCCCTCAGTGAGGGGGTTATTCATGTACTCGGCCTGAAAAGCCGCAGCACTAATTTTTGATTTTATCCTGGCAATATGCTCAGGCTTATTTTTTTCCGGCCAAGTGCTATTACCTTTTTTGTCCTCAAGGTTTACGATATCAACATAGTCAGCCATTTTCATTGCCCTGGCTACGCAGCAATCCTTTGCTATGAGGTTACCTAAAAATATAACTTGGAACGGCTTATCAACGGCCCTCGTTGGAAATACCGCCTTTTCAAACCACTCCCAGCGCTTTTTTATTATTTCCGGATTTCTAACGTCCTCGTCGGTATCAATGTCGGAAACGATGACTTTATCCGGGCGCACATTCTCGTTACGAGAGCCCCGGGGCGACTGATCGGCACCAACGGCGAGGAAGCTTACCCCTTGAGTTGTTGTAAAATCTCCGTATGCCCATGACCCGGGCTGCTGTTGTATTCCGTAATCGTTAATAAGGCGCTCGTTTTTTGTAAGCTCAATTCGATATGGCTCGAGTAGCTCAGAAGCTTTGTCCTCACTGTTTGAGATAAATAAGATATTCTTTTTAACTCCCGTTAGAGTTTGGTAAAGCGTCTCCATCATACAAAGAACGTCTTTGGCTAACTCGCGAGACCAAACACGAGACTCATACCACTCGGGGTTGGCCATTACGCGCCGGCTGGCTTTTTTATGAAAGGCCGCAGATGGAGAGGAGCAGTAGCGAGGAAAGTAATACAACTTCCATTCGTCAAAATCCCCCTCAAGCCTTTTTATGCGCTTCTTTTTATCATCCGGGCTCTCGTTAATATCTGCAGTTACAGATGCAAGAAAGTTTTCATAATACTTATCCCACTCTATAACGGCCTGCCTCGTTGTTGTTTTCGCGCTTAACATGGCCTATTTTTTAAGGAGGTATTTAATAAAATCATCAAAAACCTGAGCGACCTCTTTCGCCTTATCAGGGCTTATTGGGCGGAGATAGTTTAGCAGTCTTTTACAAACTTCGACAACGTCGGCAATGCTCGCCTCGCTTTCAAGCGCGCGTATAGACGAGGTGTACTTGTTGATAGTATCGGCTTCCTTTGAAGAGGCAAACCGTGCTCCCTCATCACGCTTAGTAATTGAGGACGTAAGTTCATCCAGCTGGGCGTACATTCTGCGCAGCTGAGTTTCCCGGGTTATGAGCATAGACTGCTTTAGCTTATCCCAATTTTCTGCCGGATCATTTACCCACTTATTAATCGAAACCTTTGAGACGCCCACCTTTTCCGCAATTTCCTTTTGCGTTAGGCCCTCTTGGATATACAGCGTTTTTGCCCACTCCCTCTTTTGCTTGTTTGTCAGCTCGCCCATCTTTTTTTGTTACAAAATTGACCCGTGGGCGCGTGTTATTAAAAAAGAGTGTGAAGGTATTACACTCTTTTTGTGGGGGGTAGCCTCTTTTTCAAATTTTGTGAAAAATAAAAGAGATGGCTAAAACATTCGTGCTCTCCGACGAAAATGTCAATTCATACGGTTTTTGGGTCTTAACCGAGGGAATAGACCTTGAACAGTTCAGGAAAAACCCACTAATGCTATGGATGCACAACCGCCCTTGGCGAGGCACAAAGGATGAAGTGCTTCCTATCGGTCATTGGGAAAACATAAGGATTGAGGGTACCAAATTAATGGGTGATGCCGTTTTTGATGAAAAGGATCCCTTCGCGGTTTCTATTCGCGACAAGGTTGAAGCAGGCCACATTCGTATGGCATCTGTTCGCCTTGAGCCAGTCCTCGCCTCGCAGGAGAAGAAGTACTTCAAGAGCGGCCAGACAAGAGAAGCGCTCATAAAATCAAAGCTAATTGAAACGTCAATCGTAGACCTCGGCGGCAACGACGATGCGCTTGTACTATGCGCTGACCCTATTTTAACGGAAAGCGAAAAAACGATCCTTCTTAGCAATAACGGGCAGGACTGCCCGGTTAAACTTTTAGGCACAAACACAAAACAACCAAATATTGAGAACATGGAGAAAATTGCATTAAAGCTCGGCCTCAAAGCAACCGAGACTGAGCCCGAAATTTTAGAGGCGCTGGAGGTTCAGCTTGAAAAAGCCGGCCGCGCAGAAAGCCTTACACTAAAACTGTCCACAATTGAGAAGGACAAAAAAGATGCTGAAAAGGCCGAGGCAATCAAACTTGTAGACGCCGCTATCCTGGCAGGTAAAATCAGCGCTAAGGCGAGAGAGTCTCAAATAACCCTTTTTGAGAAGGACTTCGAGGCCGCAAAGCTTTCGCTTGAGTCTATTCCTGAGCGCGTAGACGTGCAGGGTAACCTTGGCGGTGCAAATGCCGCAAAAGGCGAATACGCCGCATTTGAAAAGCTGTCTTTTGACCAGCTGGACAAGCAGAACCTTCTGGGCAAGGTTAAGTCAACCTATCCCGAGTTATACAAGCTGAAGTACAAAGCGCAATTCGGCTGCGACCCTACAAACGTGTAGGCTTTTATCGAAACATCAATAATTTAAAAAGCTATAAAAATGGCAGTAGAAAAAGAAATTTGGAAAAAGGACATTGTCGAAGCGATATACGCTGCGAATCCTCACCTCGCTCTTGCGGTTAACGCAGACGAGTTTGTACTTGCCGGTAAGGTAGTACACCTTCCTCAGGCCGGGGCCTCTCCAGCCGTAACCCGTAACCGCTCAATATACCCCGCTGTCGCTGTAAGGCGCTCGGATACTGACGTTAACTACACACTTGACGAATACTCAAGCGACCCCGTACATATCACAAACGCCGAAGCTATTGAGGCTTTCTACCCTAAGCGCGATTCAGTCCTAAAGGACACCAAAAACGCTTTGTCCGAGGCAGTCGGAATCGATATGCTATATAAATGGGTTCCTACCGGAGTAACCATTTTGAGAACAAGCGGAACATCATACGCTGAAATTGTCCCTGCCCATCTTGACAGCGCAACCGGATATCGCAGGGCTATCACACGGGCCGACGTGAAAAAAGCTGCCAAGCAATTTAACAAATGGGGCATCCCGGCTGAGGGTAGATACATTATGCTTGACGCAGAAATGTACGACCAGTTCACCTCGTCACTCACCGCAAATGAGCACAGAGATTTTATTACCGGCCTGGATCCTGCAACCGGAATGGTTGGCAAGCTGGATAGCTTTACCTTCCTAATGCGCCCTGAGGTTCTTCGCCTTCTCGGCGACGCGGCTGTTGAGCCCGGAACCGCTGGAGCAGCTACACACTCTGCAGGTGCAATTGCCTGGCATAAAGATATGGTTGAGCGCGCTCTCGGTGAGGTTAAATTCTTTGAGGATGTTGACTCGGCCCTTAACTATGGCGATATTTATTCTGCTCTTGTTCGCATGGGCGGACGCTCTCGCAGAGCCGATAAGAAGGGTGTTCTCGTTATTGGCCAGGCTACCATAGCAGCTCCGGCATGGGCAACCACTACAAATTACGCCGCAGGAGTTCTTGTAACATCTGACGAAAAAGTTTATTACTCTCTCGAGGCTCACGTTGCCGGTGCCACATTCGCAGCTGACGTCCTTAAGTGGAAAGAGGTTCTTTAATCTTGCGCTGAAATGAAAGTAAGTCAGCAAGGTATACAACTGATAAAGGAGTCTGAGGGCCTGCGTTTGCAGGCCTACAGATGTCCCGCTGGTAAGTGGACTATTGGCTATGGCCACACAAGGACAGCTCGGCAAGGGCTGGTAATAACCTCCGTCAAGGCGGAATCCCTTTTACAGGGAGATATCCGAGACGTGGAGGGAACTCTTAACACAAGCGGTCTAAATCTTAACCAGAATCAGTTTGATGCCTTTGCCGACTTTATTTTCAATTTCGGGCCAACAAAATTTCTCAAGTCAACATTTTTTAGATATGCAAAAGCCGACCCCTTTGACCCACGTATTGCGGCAGAGCTGCGGAGATGGGTACACGCTGATGTTAACGGCCAGCCGGTTGTTCAACCCGGGCTCGTGGCCAGGAGGGAGAAGGAAATTGCATTGTACTTTAAAAAATAAGCAAAATTAACTATGAGCACTTTAGCGACAATTGATTGGATCGGTATAGTAACGGTCATCCTTACACCCGCAACCGGTATAATTTCATTTATGGCCGGCAAGCGTACGCGCAATAACGATTTTCTTCAGCAACTGCAAAGCTCAATTGACCTACTGGCCACAAAAAACACTTCCCTCCTGCAGGAGCTAATTACCGTTAAAGGGCAAAACGCCGAAATGCAGGCGGCAATGAAAAAGTTATCAATTGAAAATAAGCAGCTCAACGAGGGGTTCTCGCGGTTGACGGAAGAAAACAAGGGGCTCAGTAAGCAGGTCGAATATTTGACCGAGCAGCTTGCAAACGTTAGAGTAATAACCAAAATTGAAAAAGCGTCGTAATGATTAAACACTGTTTAACCTTTCTTTTAATAGCCTTTCTCGCGCTGTCATGCTCGAGGAAGCTCGCGCCTCCGGAGCTCACCCGGAGCGATTCGCTTGTAACCACAAACACGGTTGAGCGCTTAAGAGATACTGTAATTGTACTCGCCCCGGATTCCTCACTCGTGAGGGCGCTTCTCGAATGCGATTCGAGCAATAGGGTGCGCATTAACTCAATCTTGAGCTACAAGCCAGGCGTTGACCTGCAGCCTCCCCGGTTGTCAATTAAGAATAATGTTTTAACGGCAACCGCGAATATTGCAGAGCGCAAATTACTTATTTACTATAAAGACCGATACTACGAGTTAATAAGAAATCAGTCAAAGGTCTTTACTAAAACGGTAGTTGTAAATGAACTCTACTGGTACCAAAAAACGCTGATGTACATAGGTGCAGCGGCTTTAATCATTTTTATATTATTAATCGCTAAAAAATTCTTGTAATGGCAGAATCAGAATTAGACATAATTAACGGTAGTGACATTCTTGTTCACGTGAATACCGGTACCGTTGAGCTCCCCGTTTGGAAGCCGGTTGCCCATCAAAGCACTTGCTCAGTTAGTAACACCTCAGAAACAAAGTCTCGCGTTACCAAAGCCAGCGGACTATGGAAGAAAAAGAGGGTTACCGGCTTAGGCACAGTAATCAAGTGCGATGCCCTTTGCTCGTACGATACAGATGGAGGATATGCAAAGCTTCATGCTCTGTGGCTCGCCGCCAAAGAGGTTATGATCCGCTACGCCCTTGTTGACACGGCCGGTAAGGATTACTACGAAGGAAACTTTGTAATAACCAACCTTGACCGTAACGACCCGGCTCAAGATGACTCGACAATGTCGATATCATTTGAAAACTCCGGCGAAATAACCCCTAAAACTTCCCCTGCAGTATAATGCACGAAATTACAATTGCGGGTAAAATATACCCTGTGCGCCTAACAATGGGTGCAATCCGCGAGTTTAAAAATCAAACGGGTAAAGAGGTAGATCAGGTGACTGGTATTTCCGATATGGGCGAGCTCCTTTACGCATGTGCCGTTTCAACCTGCCGGTCGCAGGGTAAGGAAATGAGCCTTACGATTGAGCAGTTTACGGACGACTTAGACGTTACGCAGGCTACCGAACTATTTACGGGCGTACTGGCCGAGGGTGGCTTCAGCTCGGCAAAAGGCAACGGCAAAAAAAAAACATAGTAAAAACTATTAACCAAATGCTGGGGTTTGGGTTGGGCGTGATTGGACTGAAGCTTTCGGACTTTGACGCGTTAACCCCCCCGGAATTTGCTTCTGTTTGTGAGGAGTGGTCTGGTGAGCAAGAGTCAATAATGCAGGGCGAGTGGAACCGCGCCCGTTTTTTAGCAAGGTTCTTTTTGCTTCCTTATTCTAAGGGCCAGGACATAACGCTGCAGGACGTACAAAAATTTAAGTGGGACGTTGAAGAGCCTCAAAAGAGCGCCCCAAAACCAAGCTCAAGGGAGGCGTTTGAAAAAGCTGTCGAAAAATACAAATAGGTGAGACATGGCAAATCAGGTAGTATTTAACATACAATTTTCCGGCAACGCAGGTACCTTTTCCGCGCAGCTCACTCAGCAAATGGGTGCGCTTCAGACTGCCACAAAATCAGTCTCATCTTCCTTTTCAAAATTTCAAGCGAACCTAATCTCCCTTAACCAGGGCGTGCAGGTTCTCCGCGACTTTGCCGGCACCCTTAACGACGCGGCACAGCCGGGCCTTAAGCTTAATACCTCAATGCAGGACTTAAGCGCTATTACCGGTGTTACCGGTGCCAAATTAAAAGAAATAGAGGGATACGCCCGGGCAGCTGCCAAAACTTTTGGCGGCAGTGCTGCCGAGGGCGTTGAATCATATAAACTAATATTATCGCAGCTTACTCCGGAGATAGCAAAAGTTCCGGCGGCTTTGCAGGCGATGGGTAACAGCGCCATGATACTATCAAAAACGCTGAATAATGATGTAGTCGGCGCGACAGAGGTATTAACAACCGCCATGAACCAGTATCAGGTTTCCCTTGAAGACCCAATCGCGGCCTCAAAGGTGATGGCCGAAATGATGAATGTAATGGCAGCAGCTGCGCAGGCAGGCTCGGCGGAACTCCCTGCTATCAAGCAGGCCCTTGAACAGGCCGGTATGGCCGCAAAAATGGCAGGCGTATCGTTTGCCGAGACAAACGCAGCTATTCAGGTACTTGACAAGGCGGGGAAAAAAGGAGCTGAAGGAGGCGTAGCCATACGTAACGTGTTGGCAACACTTTCCGAGGGCAGATTTTTGCCAAAGGAAGTGCGCAAAGAGTTAGACGCCGCAGGCGTTTCTATTGAAGTGCTCGCGAATAAGTCTCTCCCCCTGGCCGAGCGCCTGGCCGAGCTCACAAAAATCACCAACGACTCGGCACTAATCACGAAACTGTTCGGGAAGGAAAACAGTAATGCCGCCTTGGCGCTTATATCCGGAATTCCGCTCATGCAACAGTACACAGCCGCCATACAGGGGACGAAGTCGGCAGAGGAACAGGCGGCAATTGTTATGCAGGGCAAGGAACAACAACTTGCACGAATAAAGGCAAAGATGGACGACTATAAAATAGCCGTTTTTAATGTTACCGGTAGTATGCTACCTTTTGCCGCAGTTGCAACTAATGCCCTGGTTCCAATCTCACAAATGATTCCCCTTATATCGGCACTTTCAAAGGGCATTAAGGCGTTTAGCTTTACCTCCGTTATCGCAGGGTTCGCCGCTTTTAAGGTTTCGGCAGTTGCCGCCTGTAGAGCCGTAGGCGTTGCGATTATGTCAATACCGGTATTCGGATGGATAGCTGCAGCACTTGCCGCGCTCGGGGCAGCTGCAGTTTGGGCGTGGAATAAGTTCGAGGGTTTTCGCAAAGCGGTCATGGGTGTATGGGAGGTAGTTAAGCTTTTTGGCGTTACTCTGTATAGCTCTGTCCTGGGCGCCATCAAAGGAGTAATTTCCGGACTTGGAAGTCTCGGAAGCGCCCTTTTAAAACTATTTAAATTCGATTTTAAAGGTGCAGCAGCTGAAGCGAAAAGCGCAGTTGCATCCCTTTCAAACGCAAATCCAATAAAGGTGGGGGTTAACCTTGCCACGGCTGACTATTCCGGCGCATGGGCCAAGGGGCAACAAAAGGGTGCGGACAGTTGGGCGAATAAGGACAAAAAAGCCATGGACGAAGCCGGCGAGTCGGCAGCCGACTACTCGGGCGAAATGTACGGAGTTTGGCTTAATACCACTAAGGTTACAAATGGATCCGGCGAACTATCAGAGCAAATGACAAAGCTCAGGGAAAAACTGGTTTCAATTACTAAGGTAAACGACCTATTTGGAACCGCGCAAGATGCCCTTACAGAAAAAATTTCAGCGGTAACGGGTACGATTACCGATATGATTGACAAAGGATTTAAGGTAGAGGGGAAGGAA